TCCAGCATTTTGCATTCCTATTATCTGCGCCATCAAAGCTGCTTCTTCTGGATCATTCAGAAGTTCATCAGGATCTAAATCCAAACTATAAGCAAGCTCACTGATTAGCTTATTGATTTTAACAAAAGGAGCCACAGCAGGATTCTGTACAGTTTGTAAGAATGTAGTAAGCCGTTGACTTCTAACCTCTTTCTGCATCAAGCTACTTGTTCCTGTAGCTCTAACTTCTAGATCGCCTTCTACTCCAAGATCAGACTCTAAAAACTGCATATTCCATTGAAAGTACGCTTCTCCTAAAGGTTTTAAAAGAAAATCATCAATATTTTTAGGTTTATCAAATGGTAATTTTTATTTTTCTATTTGCGTTAATAAACCTGAATA